CGGTTAGGTCGAACGCCTGCGCAGCAGTTGCGTCGATGACCACGTCAAGCGCGCGTGCGTCAAGTTCGGTGCCGGATCTTGTGACGGTCGTTTGTGTTTCGCCGGCGTAACCGTCGAACAGCTCCGCCTTCGCCCGGTCGTAGACTTCGTTGGGCGTGTCGAGGTTGGTGTACGCGTCTACAGTCGCTTTGGTTGTTTCGGTGATGAGCAGATCAGCCGGCAGGATAAACGCCACGTCGGTGCCGTTCGCGCCTCGCAGCACAGCACTGGTTGACCCGAGGTTGTATCCGTAGTCGATAACGAACACGTCCATCTGGTCAGACAGCGACCCGTTGTTCGAGTAGTCGGAATGAACGGCGTTGGCCGTCTTCGTCGAAAGCAGGATCATTTCGGTTGCTTCACCACTGGCGTCAACCACGCCGCTGTAAACGTTCGACCCGGTCGTGCCGTAATTGACGACAAGACTGGTGATGTCTTGCGTGTCGCCAATCGGCGCGACGCGTTGCCCGTCGTCGTTGTCAGCCACATAGTATTTCGCTGTTGCGATAGCGCTGCTGGCCGTGTCTGCGACGCTGATGTGAGCCTGCCCGAGGAACGCATAGTGGCAGTCGATGGCGGTCACGTTCTGGATGCTTGCCGACGACCCGACATCGCTGTTGACGAGCGCGAGGACTTCGCCGCCTGCGTTTCGCGCGACGTCGAACTGTCGGAAGTTGTTAGCGAACTCGAGGTTGTCGAACCGGAGTCCTCGGAGCTGGTTGGCGTAGCTCTGCAACGTGCACGACAAGAAGTTGGCTGAGAAACTGGTGAAGGTTGTTTGGAACAGGACGATGCCACGCTCAGACGCTGTTGCTGCTAGCGCTGTGCGCAACGTGAGACCTGACACGGTCACTGATTCGCCGACTGCGTTGTCAAACCTGAGCTGTGCTGCGTTGCCGCTGCCGACAAGCCTGCCGAAGAAGTCAAGTTGTTCAATCAGGACCGACCCGGTCTTTGGGCTGTTGATTCGCCCGCAGAACGAAACGGGCGATGCTGCTACGATCTCGCCGCCGTACCCGATGAACGACGAACCGTTCGCAGATGACACGAGCGCGCGTTCGCCGGTCAAACCTGCATCAGTAGCGGCTTGACGGTTGAAGATGAGCGCGACACCGTTCGAGTATTTGGTGACGCCACCAGACGTGGTTTTGCGTCCGAGCTGCAACGTGCCTCGGTAGTCAAAGTTCGGGAACGGCGCGTCGGACGTGAACGACAGCGTCTCTACGTCAGCGTCGATGATCAGCGACGACCCAGTTTCGGTAACGAACTGAGCGCTGCTGGTGTAGTTGGTGCGTGTGCCAGCAGTTTCAAAGTCGACCTGGATCAGACCTTTAAGCCCGTCGAGTGACGTTTCGGTGCCGGTGCCGGCGAGCGTGATCGTGCGGTTGACGACGTCTTCGGTGTAGTTCGTTGACGGAACAAGGTCGCCGTCAAGCACGATCGTGCCGTTCGTTTCGGTGCGGGTCGCTGTGTACGCTTTGGCGTTGTTGGTGCCGCTGACGTTGAGCGTGCCGCCGCCCCGGATCTCGAACTCGGTTGCGGTGATCCCGTCGATCGTGATCGTGATCGACGACGCAGTGTTAGCCACAATCTTGGCGTACGCAACTGTGATGGTGTCGCCGTCAAACGTCAGATATTCGCCGTTGACTTCGCCGTCAACGTTCGCGCCGTTGATCGTGGTTACGTTGCCGGTCGTGTCAATGTCGCCTGTGTACGTGCACCCGTCCACGACCATGTCCCAGTCGTCCAAGTCGAACAAGTCACCTGTGCGCACGAGGTCTTCGCCGTACGTCATGTTTGCCGACTGTGCGAGCTGGTACTGGTAGAAGTCATACAGCCGTTGGGCTGTGGTGTCTTCGGTGATCGTGACGGTTTCGGTTCCGAAGTTGAGCGAGATACCGGTGATCGCTGCGGCTTGCGCCTCGGTCGACACGAGGGTGGTGTTGTCGGTGAGCCGGACTTCCTGGTCGATCTTGTCGGCAACGGTCGACGAGAACCCGAGGTACGTGTACCCGTATTTGCGGATCCGGATCGTGAACGGCGATTTGGTGACGGCTGCGGATCCGTGGTTTTTGCGAAAGAACCGTGCGTCGATCTGCGGCACTGCCCCAGCCGTCGACGTTTGGATCCCGGTTTGGATCGCGTTATCCGTGTCGTAGACAGCGACGAGCGCACCCGTTAGGCCGGTGCCGGCGCTGTCGGTGATCTGGTAATTGATTGACTTTGCTTGTTCGTACTGTCCCTTGTTGGCGTTAATCGCCCCATCGGCGAACGTGGTGCAGTCGGTGAACTTGAACAGCAGACCGGCTGTTGCTGAATCGGAGTTGATGATGTCGCCGTTGCTGGCTGCGAACGTGCAGTCGGTGAACGCACCGTTGAAATCTCCAAACGCTTTAACTGCTGTGTTGTTCTGAAAAAAGAACGCGTCGGCGATTGGTCGGGTGAACGACGCACCGAGCGACCACGCCACAGTTCCCGACAGGTTGCCAGAAAACCGGGTAGACACCAGTTCGGAGCCTTCGTTGTAGAGCCGGCCGCCCATAGCGCCGTCGACGACGCACCCGATCAGTCGCATCGGGCCAGGTGCCCGGATGAACGGCGAGAACCCGTTGTCGATCGTTTCGAGTAGGCAGCCGTAGAAGTTGAGGATCGGGCCGTTGGTGTTCTGCGCGTTTTGGGTTGTGAACATCAGCGTGTTGTTCGCAACCTCGAACGTGATTTGGCAACCGCCGATTGTTTCGGTGCTGTCGTTTGCTTCGCCACCGATCAGTCGTCCGAACTGCAACGCACACCCGTTCGCTACCGGGTACGTTCCGATGAAGCCGGAACCGGTTTGTTCCGATTCGGTTGAGATCGACGCATCAACATCAGCGACGAACGCACCAGCCGTCAGCTCAAAGTCACGGCTACGGATTTGGAAGCTGTTGTTTTCTCGACGAACGACCGAACCCGCGTATGCGTTGTTGATGTCGGTAAGGCTGGTTGAGATGACAACGGTGTCACCCGACGAGGGCGCAGCACTAAACCCGCCGTCACCGACCGTCACAGTCGTAGCCGTCGCCGATTCGATAAACCGGATCTCCCAATCGGCAGTGTTGCTGCCGTTCTTCCACATGAGGAACCGACCAGCGTCCCCGGATGCCGGTGCGTCACCAGACCCGTACTGCACGACAGTCGTCGTCGACCCAGACGTGAGCGTAAAGCTTTTGTACGTGCCCGAGATCGTGATGCGTTCCGACGTGGACGTGAACGTAACAGTCATCGCGCGTAAACCTCGAGCACGAACCTCGCACCAAGGTATTCCTGGTCGCCGTACCGGATAGTGCCGTAATCAACGGCGCGTGTGACCTGACACGCGACGGCAGTGCCGAGCAGTGTCACGTCAGTTTCGAGCGCTGTCAGCACCGAACCGGCACCAGACATCAAGTCGTCGAGCCGGTCCTGCGCCATCTCTTCGGTCATTGACTGGACAGCGACCACGATCTCGAAGTCGAACCGGGTGAGCGATCCGGCTGTGCCGTCCATCGACTGGTGATAGGTGGCGGCTGGCCGGCCAGGCACAACCACGGCAGCCGGTGCGGTGACCGACATTGGGACGGTGGCGTGTACGGACACGAACGTGTCGATCGTCGCTAGTTTGATAGCGATCGCGTCACGGATCGCGCCGTAGTTAGCCATCAGGCAGTTGCAAATCGTTTGTACTGTTGGAGCAGTGCTGCGACGTCTGGGTCTTGGCGGCTGATGCGGGCGATGCCGTAGTCAGCGAACCCGGTCATGATGCCGAGCGGTGACGCCTTGCGCTGGTAAAGGCGTGCAGCGAGGATCAACGCTGCTTGTTGCACTGCGTACGGCACGGCAGCGGCGTTCTGGTCGCCGTAGGCGGCGGTGACTTGCACTGCGGGCCTGCCGGAGTCGTAGCGTGGCCAATCGCCTGAGACGTGCAGCAGAGACGTGTACGGGCCTTCGTTGAACGGCTGCACCACATAGTCGGTGGTGATCGTCAACGTCGTGTCGTACGTGCCGTCGTTGTTGGTGTCGGTTTTGACGATCAGCCCGGTCTGCGTGTGGAACTGGTCGACAAGCAGGGTGCGTGGGTCGTCGGCCCGGTACACGCGTGCTTCGGTGACGGTTTCGAACGTCGTGTTGGTGTAGCCGTCGACGAGGTCTTGTGCTGCGTTGATAGCAGCGGTTAGCGGCGTGTCTTCGGACGTGGTGCCGTTCGGGATGCCGAGATAGTCCTTGAGCACAGTCAGCGACGTGTACGGCATTCTCAGCTCTTCTTGGTCTTCTTGGCTGCCTTCTTGACGGGTGCAGGTGCCGGCGTGTCAGCGACCGTTTCGGGCTTGCTGGCAGGCTTCTGGATCCGTGCGGGTGCTTGCTTTTCCCACAGACGATCAGACATGAGATGTTTGCTTTCGGTAGTGGTGGGAGTGTCGGCCGGCGCAGGTGACTGGAAACGCTGCGCCGGCCGACGAACAGTGACCTATCAGAAGGTCGGGGTGACGAGCCCGGTGCCGCTGATCTTGGAGATCGACGCCGGGTAACGCCCGCCGATGAAGCAGGCGTACTGGTAAGCCACCATCGTGACCGTCAGGTTGAGCCCTGCGGTCTGATCCATGCGCACGAGGGCAGGCGCGCCTGCGTCCTCGAACAGCAGCATGTCGGCACGTCGGACGATGTAGATCTCATCCTCGTTTCCCGAACCTAGGGTCGTCTTGACGTTGGCGTCAGTGACGACCGGAAGCCCGGCGATGCTGGCACCGACTGCGCCGTAACCAGCGATCGGTCCCATGCCCATTGCGTTCTGCGGAACGTTCTGCTCCGGCACAACGAGAGGACGGTTGTTACCGTCGACCCCGGCCTGCAAGAACGCCAACCGACGCGGGTGCATGATGATCAGATCAGCGGCAGCGTAACGGTTGCTGTTGACCTGCTGGATGCCGTCCACAATCTTCGAGTACAGCTCGGCAGCGGTCGGCGACGCGTCGGTGTACGTGACGGCGTTGACGCCGGACACGTTCGCGAGCCCGAGAAGCTGA